GATTCACAACATCAGAAATAAGGATCAGAAAAAAGAGATCCTGACCGAAGATGAAGTAGAACTTCTCACCACACCTTTTGATCTGGCAAGCTATAAGAATGCCATCATGGCCAGTATGATGAAGGGGACCAAAAGAAATGTGGAGAGTGAACCCTCAAAAAACGAGGTAGTCGGGTAAGTGATGAGGAGTTAGTGCGCCCAGATAGGGCGTAGTGTGAAGTAGAAATATGGTGCTACCCCGCAAGATAACGCGGGAAACAACCTGCCTAACCGAAAGGCGAAAGTTGATACGGGAACAGAGCACGGCAGGAAAACAGTAAGTCACCTAAAGGCAATTTGGTGCGACTGAACTGTAATGTTAAGTGGATACGAGGATAAAGCTATATTTGCTGAATGTGAGTTTTGAGTTTTCTTTTCGTCAGAACAAGGGAAAGTGCCTGCTACCCTTGGTGTACAGATGATTGTATAAATAGTTCGTACAATCAGTTATCAAACGCTGTATGCAACATGCTGGAGAACCAGTAATAAAGAAACGAAAGCATATCCGACAATCCACATACCAACTCACTATGCTAACTGGGGATACCCTAAAGGTCAATGCCATAGAAATTGCTTCAACGGCTATAGTTATTGGACTTGAATATGACCCAGGGGTACGGAGCGTTCGTAGTAGTCCGAGGGCGGTAACACCGTCCACATGGCGAAGGGGCGCAGTTATTGTGTACCAAAATAGATGAAAGTTAGGGAGGAAAACCTCTTATGGCAGAGATGCAACCAACAACAGAAATTTTGGAGAGAATCAAGCAAAACTCAAACAAAAACAAGGAAGAAGTGTTTACACGGTTATACCGATACTTGCTTCGTCCAGACCTATACTATGTAGCCTACAAAAATCTATACGCAAATAATGGAGCGTCTACCGAGGGTATAAATGATGATACAGCGGACGGTTTCAGCGAGGAAAAGATAACAAGAATCATCAAATCTCTTGCAGATGAAACCTATAAGCCAAATCCTGCCAGAAGGACATATATTGAAAAGTCCAATGGCAAAATGCGCCCTTTAGGTATTCCAACCTTTACGGACAAACTTGTTCAGGAAGTGTTGAGAATGGTATTAGAAGCGGTATATGAGCCTATCTTTTTAGATTGTTCTCATGGATTCAGACCAAATAGAAGCTGCCATACTGCGCTAACTTCTATCAAGAGACATTTTCCTGGAACTCGTTGGTTCGTGGAGGGTGACATCAAGGGTTGTTTTGACAACATCGACCATCAAGTTTTGGTAAGTGTTGTTAATTCCAAAATCAAGGATGCGCGAATTATCAAGCTAATATGGAAACTCATAAAGGCGGGTTACGTTGAGAATTGGCAATATCATGCCTCTTACAGTGGTACGCCGCAGGGTGGTATTGTGTCACCAATTTTCGCCAATATCTACCTACATGAGTTGGATAAGTTTGTAATAAAGTTGGCTGAAGAATTTGAAAAGCCACAAACCCAAAAGTACACCGATGAATATTATCGACTCTCTAATCAACTTAGTGTTCTTGCAAGGAAGATTAAGAGAGCAGATGGTGTTAAAAGAGAAGAATTACTAAAGGAGCGTAAATTGCTTAGAGCAAAACTTCTCAAAACACCGTGTAAGTCTCAAACAGACAAGAAAATCAAGTATGTTCGTTATGCGGATGATTTCCTTATCGGTGTAAACGGGAATAAAGAGGATTGCCACAACATCAAACGGCAACTATCGGATTTTATTGCAAATACCTTGAATATGGAACTCAGCGAGGAAAAGACGCTTATAACCCATAGCAATACCCCTGCAAGATTCTTAGGCTATGACGTAAGGATAAGGCGTGACGGAAAAATCAAACGCGGAAGCACAACCAATTGCACCAAACGGACACTTAATAATACAGTGGAACTTAATATCCCACTGAACGACAAAATTATGAGATTCCTGTTTGATAAGAAAGTCATAGAACAAGTTAATGGTGAAATACGGTGGACGCACAGAACATCCTTATTGAGGTGCACTGAATTGGAGATTATATCAACCTATAATGCAGAGCTTAGGGGAATATGCAATTATTATTCTATGGCAAGTAACTTCTGTAAACTGGGGTACTTTGCCTATCTTATGAAATACAGTTGCTTAAAAACCTTGGCGAATAAGCATAAAAGTAGCACCTCAAAAATCCTAACAAAATATAAAGACGGCAATGGAAAATGGGGCATTCCATATGAAACAAAAACAGGCACAAAACGTATGTATTTTGCTGAGTATTCAGATTGCAAAACAACAGCCAACTTTGATGATAAAATATGCAATTTTGCGTACGTTGCCCAATCTAGAATGACCACATTTGAGAGCCGTCTAGCAGCTAAAACCTGTGAATTATGTGGAACAAGCGAATCTAAACACTATGAAATTCATCATGTGCACAAGGTGAAAGACCTCAAGGGAAAAGAACCTTGGGAACGGGTGATGATAGCAAAAAGACGAAAAACCATGGTATTATGTAAAACTTGTCACTATAAGATTCACGGAAGAGTTTTGCAAGATTGAACAATAATGGAGAGCCGTGTACATTGAGAGGTGTAAGCACGGTTCGGGGAGGGGTCTGCACAAACCTGCCGCAGAAATGCGATAAGGCGGTGCTTTCCTACTCTACTTTACCCGACTGATCTATTACGGCACAGCCCATCTTAATCGTAAAGAAGATGAGGTGTGGCTGATGCCTATAGGTTATCTGATGGATCTTTGGGAATGCCACAAGCAGTTTATCGGCATTGCAAAACCGAAGAGAGAATTGTTTATTGATGATGTGATTCCTTCGTGGTTGTAGGTGTCCTTTTTGTGCGTATATGATGGTAAATATACGAACGGAAATGACAAACCAATATAACACCGAGAACTTTAAATGTAACGATGTGACTGTTACATTAAAAATTAAAAAAGTTAGATTACGCTGACACCGAAATATGGTGTCTTTTTTCATGCCTAATGAGGAGGAGGTGAGGCACTATGGCAGATAATTTTGGACTGAAGATTGGGGTCGAAGGGGAAAAGGAATTCAAAAACGCACTTCGAGAAATTAACAGAGATTTTAAAGTGTTAGGCTCTGAAATGAAACTTGTCACTTCCCAGTTCGACAAACAGGATAAATCCCTACAGGCAGTGACAGCTAGAAATGAAGTCCTGAATAAAGAGATCGATGCCCAAAAGAATAAAATCAGCACCTTGGAATCTGCCCTAAAGAATGCCGCCGAATCCTTTGGTGAAAATGATAAGCGAACCAAAGCCTGGCAGATTCAGCTGAATAACGCCAATGCTGATCTTAACAAGATGGAGCGGGAGCTGGATGAAAATAATAAAGCTCTTGATGAAGCCAGTGATGGATTCGGAGATGCAGGTAAAGAAGCTGACAAGTTTGGAGATGAAATTAAAGAGTCAGCTAAAGTAGCAGATGATTCAGGTGGAAAGTTTGAGAAACTTGGCTCTGTCATGAAAGGTGTGGCCGCCGGTATTGGTGTGGCCATGGCAGCCATAGGAACTGCAGCAGTCGGCGCAGGAAAGAAATTATATGACATGGCAAATGACGCAGCCGCTGCAGGAGATGAAGTGGATAAAGCCAGCCAGAGAATAGGCCTTTCGAGACAAGGCTATCAGGAATGGGAGTATGTTCTCTCTCAAAACGGTGCCAGCATCTCATCTTTAGAAAACGGGATGAAAAAGCTGAATAACACTGTGGATGATGCCGTTAACGGGAGTGCTTCTGCTACTGATAAATTCAAGAGACTGGGCATTTCAATGGAGGATCTTCAAGGCAAATCCCGAGAAGAAGTCTTTGAGATGACCGTAAAGGGACTACAGGGCATTGCAGATGAAGGTGAGAAAGCTGCAATTGCCAATGACCTTCTCGGCACATCATCTGTTGAACTTGGAGCGTTATTAAATCAAACAGCAGAAAGCACGGATGCTCTAAAGAATAAAGCCAGTGAACTGGGACTGGTGATGAGTGATGAATCCATTGATGCGGCGGTGAATTACACCGATGCCATGGATAATCTCACCCGTTCTTTTGCTGGTGTGAAAAATAACATCACCTCGCAACTCCTTCCAGGATTCACCATGGTTCTTGATGGGCTTACCGGACTGATCACCGGTCAAGAAGGAGCCGCAGAAGAGCTAAAAGAAGGGGCCAGACAAACGGTGGACCAGATTGCAGTCATCCTCCCTCAGATTTTAGATGTGGTGACTGGACTCATAGCTGCTATTGCAGAGGTGGCACCGGATCTAGTTCTCGCTCTTGTAAATGGTATTTTAGATAACTTGCCAACGCTCATTGAAGCAGCCACCAATATTATCATGACCATTGTGGGTGGACTCATTGAAGCTCTGCCGCAGATTACAGAAGGGGCGCTTCAACTGGTGCTGACTTTGGTTGATGGCATTATCGCCAATTTACCAGCACTTGTAGAAGCAGCACTTGTGATGATTGTGACCCTTGCCACGGGTCTTGGTGAAGCCCTTCCGGAGCTGGTTCCTTCCATTGTAGAAGCGGTGATTCTCATTGCCCAGACGCTGATCAATAATCTGGATTTGGTGCTGGATGCAGCTTTTCAGATCATAAGCGGACTTGCTCAAGGTCTACTTAATTCGCTGCCGAAGCTAATAGATGCCCTGCCTCAAATCATCAATAGTATCATTACCTTCATCACAAATAATCTACCTAAGATTATTGAGATGGGCATTCAGCTGACGATCCAACTGGCGGCAGGACTGATCAGAGCCATACCTCAGCTTGTTGGACAGCTCCCACAAATAATCACTGCCATCGTGACAGGCCTTGGAAGGGCTATCCCATCCATGATGGATGTGGGACGAAACATCGCAAGAGGTCTATGGGATGGTATTTCATCCATGATAGGGTGGCTTAAGGGAAAAGTCGATAGCATGGTCAGCGGCATTGTCAAAGGTGTTAAAGGCGTTCTTGGAATCCGTTCACCTTCTAAAGTGTTCGCCGGTATTGGTGCCAACATGAGTGAAGGTATCGGAGAAGGATTCACTGAGGCCATGAGCGGAGTTGAAAAAGACATTCAAGGCGCTATTCCTACAGACTTTGACTTAGATCTGAATTCTCAAGTTTCTGGAAGTCTCGGTGGATCTGAAGGTGCAGTCTTTGATGTAACCATTCCACTAACCATCGATGGCAATATATTAACCCGTGTCATTGCGCAATTGCAGTGGAACCAGAACACCGTCACCGTCAGAAACCTCGGAGTGGCAGGAAGTTAAAACAGAGAGGAGGGATGACCCTTGATTGAAATCTATGCGGGTAGTACATTGCTTCAAAGCATCAAAAAAGTTATGAGTTCTAATGTTAGAGAAACTTTGGAAGGGGAGTACACCCTTTCCTTTACAGTTCTTGCGAAATCAGCGTTAGCACTTAAGGTAAAGCAGATCGCAAAGCTGGACGATCAGTATTTTGAAATCGTACAAATATCAAAGAGTCTTCAGGGCAGCCTTCCTATCTGTTCCGTGATCTGCGAGCATGTATCTTATGTCCTGAACCATGAGATGTATAACATTACGGAGTTTGATTTCACCGGGGATCCGGCTGCTGGCCTTGCCCAGGTTTTAGTCGGAACACCATTTAATGTGGGCACCGTGGATTTCACAGAAAGTGTCACCATGAAGATCAATCAAGAAGTCTCAAGAAGGGCTGCACTTATGCAGTACATCGCCATCCTTGGTGGAGAGATTGAGTATGACGGTTACAACATCAACATCCGAAGTCACAGGGGAAGTACCGACTATATTCCGGTGATGGATTCAAAGAATGTCACCAACGTAGCGGTATCCCATGATTCCAGGGAGAATGCTTCTTCTTATGACATTTCATTCTTTAAACTGTTGAATCTTGCAGTGGGAGATAATGTACAGATTGTTTTCAATCCCCTAGGGATTAACGTGAAGACAAGAATCATCTCTTTGGAATACAACCCATTCTATCGGTACAACATTCGGGTGGAGGTTGGGAGGTACAGACCGAGCATTTCGGATACCTTTTACCGAATAGAAAGTTCTCTAAATAATGTGGGAAGCTCGGTGGATGATATTCAAACACAAGTGAATGACCTGGGAGTGTCCTATACCATTGTTTCAAATCTGGTGGTGACTGAAACCACTATCGATGTGACCTACACCGTGGAGAAAGGAGATACCCATCAGTATCATGCCCAGTATCAGTACACCACCGACAGTGGGGGAAGAATCACCAGCATTACTCTTGATAACATTTTCTCTGAGCTTCTCTTAAAGGAAGTGTCCACCTTAACGGTGGATATGATGAGTTTTTATATTGAATATGCAGATGGAACAACAGCGACATATAACTACACCGTGGATAGCGGCGGAAGAATCACCAGTGTCACAAAAGTATAAAGGAGGGCTGAATCCATGAGCTATGATCATATTTTTAATAATACACTGGCCATCTGGACAGCCTTCGGAGGACGTGGTGAGGTCCTCTTCACCATCCCCACTTTGAGCTGGATCAAGAAGTATTATAACAACTTTGGCTATACCCAATATGGAAGTGAGAAGCAGATCAATGTTTATGATAATGGCAATGCACAGATCGCAGTTTATTATGCCAAGACTCCTTATATGTCCTACTGGAACAAGACCACAAAGCAGTGGACTGTGGTCAGCGTCCCCTGGTGGAGTTATGGTCAGCCGGAGATTCTCTATGCAGCAGATGGTGTGTTTATTGCTAAGATTGTAGGCCTTGCCAATGTCATTGCTTCCTTTGACGGCATCACTTGGCACAATGCTGGATATTGTCCAGGTGCCTATAATGCCATGACCTGTGGTGCTTATGATATGGCAAGAGGCTCTGGAATCGTCAGCTGGTGGTACTATAAGTCGCCGGTCTATTACAGCTTCGATTCCTTAGAAGAAAGAACTGCCTGGACCTTGGTTGGATCTGACGGAACCTCGGTACCAATCTTTAAATATCTGACCACCCATAAGGGAAACTTTGTGGGCGTGGTTGGTGGGGATAAATCTATCGCAAGAGCTAGTTCAGCAAGTCCGGGACTTTGGATCACGACCATACCTGAGGATGTGAATGACACCCGGTATATGTTTATTCGGTCTGTAAATGATGTCCTCTTTGTGATGAAGTTCAACTACACCAATGTGGGCGGTGATTACACCTACTATGTAAAACTCTGCGTCATGAATGACGATGCAACGGAGATTACGGAGACCAACCTTTCATGGGTAGGAGATCTGGCCAATAACAACATCCCGAATCCAAGAAACATCATCTGGATGGAGGACTGGGGGAAGTTCGCACTTCTAAAAGAGAGTATGCTCTGCGTCTCCAATGATGGTCTTTATTGGGAGGGAGTAGAACAGCCCGGATTCACCACAAGCCAGTATGATACCTTCGATGGTGCTATCTACATTCCTGGAGATGGGTTCTATGCGAAAGCTAGTGGCTATGTGTATTATGCTCCATACTAATGAAAACGATGACGTCCTTCACCGGGCGTCTTTTTATATACAACAATTTATGAAAGTGAGGGAACGACAATGAGAGAAATTTGGAACATTGTTCAGATGATATTTGCAGCTGTGGGCGGATGGCTGGGTTACTTTTTGGGAGGTTACGATGGATTTTTGTATGCTTTGATTGCCTTCGTGGTGATTGACTATTTGCTTGGAGTCATGTGTGCTGTGCTAGAAAAGCACTTATCCAGCGATGTAGGAGCTAAGGGGATTTTCAAGAAAGTAGTGATTTTCTCCCTTGTAGGTGTGGCGCATATCATTGATCAGAACATTATCGGAGATGGCAGCGCTATTAGAACCGCAGTGATCTTCTTTTATTTATCCAATGAAGGAATCAGTATCATTGAAAACGCCACAAGGCTGGGACTGCCTATCCCAGAGAAGCTTAAAGACATCTTAGAGCAGCTAAAAGATGGAGGCGATAAGGATGGCACTAAGTAATTTAAAAACAAAATACATGACCAGAAATGATTGTTATACAGCCGGTAGAAAGATAACACCTAGAGGGATCGTGGTTCATTCCACTGCCACACCGGGAGTAATGGCAGCAGGTTGGTTTAGTCGGTGGAACAAGTCCTATAAGGCTGGTGAAATTAACCGTCAGGTCTGTGTCCATGCCTTTCTAGATGACAAGGAAATCTGGCAGTACTTACCTTGGAATCACCGGGGCTGGCATGCTGGAGGAAAAGCGAATGATACCCACATCGGTTTTGAGATATGTGAGCCGGGTGGGTTTTCTTATTCTAAGAATCAGATGGTGGGCTATGATGTGAAGAAAAATGAAACCTACTTTAGAAAAGCCTGGCAGAATGCAGTGAACCTTTGTGTCCATCTCTGCAGAGAGTACGGTCTGACAGAAAAAGATATCATCAGCCATGCGGAAGGAAATAAGAAGGGTATTGCCTCTAATCATTCAGATGTGGGTCATTGGTTTCCAAAGCATGGGGAGAATATGGATACCTTTAGGGCTGCAGTAAAGAAGAAACTTGAGAAAGCAAATGAAAGTAGAGAAGGTTTTGAAGCGGGGGATATCATTGAAATCAAAGCATCAGCTAGAACCTATTATCCTGGTGGTCCAATTATTCCAAACTGGGTGAAGTGGAATTATCATCTGATCACCCAGGATGTGTTTAATGGAAAACCTGTGATCAAGGGTGGCAAGGAATGTGTCCTTCTAGGCAAAACCATTCTGAAAGGCACCATGGATGAGAAGGCTGGCATCATGACTTGGGTTGATAAAGACAATCTTGATATGGTCAGTGCTGGTGTGGAGGCTGAACCAGAGAAGGAATCTGGCAATAAATATTACCGGGTGCAGGTAGGGGCCTTCAGCGATAAAAAGAATGCAGAGGCTCTTATGGCGCGTCTGAAGAAGGCAGGATTTGATGCCTACATGAAATACGACTAAGAAAAAAGTCGCATTATTGAGCCGGTGTTATTGCCATAGCATCGGCTTATTTTTATCTTTATATATAGTAGATATGACTTGATAAATACTCGGTTCTGAGTGATATATGTAATACGCTACAAAGCTTGAAACCTTTGAATTTAGAGGGTTTTAAGCATTATTATTTTTACCCTTTGCGATAAATCTAGTGTCGCTCATGATACGAAGCAAGGGATAAAAAGGAAAGGAGAGGATTAGGATGAATCATGCTAGGGTTCAGGAAATACCAGTACAAAGGTCATCAGTAACCGTAATTAATCAACCCGTAGGATGGAATGATGTCGCCACACAACCGAGAACAAAAAAGCTAAAAGTTGCATCCTACTGTCGGGTAAGTAGTGAAGAAGAGTTACAACTGGGTTCACTAGAGAATCAAATCATTCACTACACCAACTACATCAGGTCAAATCCTGACTGGTATTATGCTGGTGTTTACTCAGATAAAGGAAAATCAGGTACAGATATGTCAAAGAGAATCGGTTTTAACCGGATGATTAGAAATGCGATGAATGGAGAAATTGACCTGATTATCTGTAAATCCATATCAAGATTTGCTAGGAATGTTGTGGACACGATGGATATTGTGAGACAGCTCACTGAAAAGGGTATTTTTGTGATTTTTGAGAAAGAGCGATTGAACACCAAAGATATGACCAGTTCACTGCTCATTAAAATTCTTGCTACTTTCGCTGAGGAAGAAAGCCGAGCTACATCGGAGAATATTGATTGGGCCTATACAAAACGTTTTGAAAGGGGAGAGGTTGTTGCAGGGCAGCTCTTTGGCTACGAGGTCAACAAGGATAAAGAATGGATTATCGTTGAAAAAGAAGCCGAGATCATAAGAGAAGCCTATGACCTATTTGTTAATGGATACAACATGACAGAGATAGCCAGACACTTTATAAGAAGAGGATACAAAAAGCGTTCTGGTGAGATTGATTGGGATAACAACAACATCAGAAGCATGCTGACCAATGAAAGATATGCTGGCGATGTGCTCAGCAGAAAAACATG